CCGTGCGGTGGATGCCGATGGACAAGTGGGATGCGTGTGCCATACCCGTGGATGCAGAAGCCTTGGAAGGTCGCGTCTGCTACGGCGGACTAGACCTTTCCTCCACGATGGACATTACGGCATTTGTTCTGGTGTTTCCTCCGACCGAGGAGGATGAGCCGTTTGCCGTGCTTCCGTACTTCTGGATTCCCGAGGAGAACATTGACCTTCGCGTGCGCCGCGACCATGTGCCGTATGACGTATGGCAGAAGCAGGGCTTTCTTATGACCACGGAGGGAAATGTGGTTCATTACGGATTTATCGAGGCGTTCATTGAGAAACTGGGCGAGAAGTACAACATCCGCGAGATTGCTTTCGACCGATGGGGCGCGGTACAGATGGTACAGAATCTTGAGGGGATGGGATTCACTGTTGTTCCCTTCGGACAGGGGTTCAAGGATATGAGCCCGCCGACCAAAGAGTTGATGAAACTGACTCTGGAAAAGAAAATAGCGCACGGCGGGCATCCCGTCATGCGCTGGATGGCAGACAATATCTTCATCCGCACCGACCCCGCGGGGAACATCAAGGCAGATAAGGAGAAATCCACCGAGAAGATCGACGGCGTGATTGCACTCATCATGGCGCTGGATCGTGCGATCCGCTGTGGGAATGATACGTCGGAATCGGTGTATGAGAGTCGAGGAATTTTGTTGCTGTGAATCTCCATGGACATAGAAATTTTGTTGGCGTTCGTTCTATTTGTGTGGATATGGATGAGCAAAAAGGTTTATTAAGGAGTATTACGGTTGAAAATACGTGATGCTTCCAATATCTTTTCCATCTTTTTCAAATCTGCCAAAAATCCATTTTTCCGGTCGATCCATAAATACTTTGAATACAATTAAACCGAAAAACATAGCTGCATGCGTAATGTTCTTTCGGCAGGCAGTGTGATAAATAGGCTCAAAAACCGTATCTGTCCAATCGCTTCCAGGCATCCAGCCGGCGGTATGAATATCACCAGCATCAATTCTACGATTCAAATCATCTTCAATTGCCTCATAATCTGCATCAGAAAGTCTGTTGCGCCATGTATTATAGTCCTTTGGATGAGGAAGTGTTGTGACCCTTTTACCTTCAAGTGATTCGAGCATAAAATAACCTCCTAGAAAATATTTCAACAATGGCTTTCACCGGATCATATTCATATGTAGAATGTTTAGTCACCTGTGGGGACAATGGTTCGAACAACCTTCATCGACGCATGACCTGTCATTTTATAGCAGGACGCTGATGTGAAATATGTCGCTCCCAAGTTCTTTGCTAAATTTTTCTGTTTATCAACCTCATAACCGAACCTGAAACGCTTTAATTAAATACAAAAAGAAGATTAGTGATTTATTTTCACTAATCTTCTTTTTTTAATAAATTTGAGGTTTTCCACTAACTCCGTTATCTTCGTAATCTTTAATAAGTTTCATTAAAGCATACATGAAACAAGCGTCATTTACAGCTTTACTATAATAATTTAGTTTAGCGTTATGTGTTTCAACAAGCTGGTTGTAAATATTTTCGACATCATCTTTTGGTTCGTTAAACAAAGCAATTACTTTATATCCTCCATAAATATTTGGCGAGCGAAACACAAGTGCTGATTTATGTACCTTATCTCCATTAAAATCCTCAAGATGAACATACTTTGTGTTCATAATTCCTTTATCAATCGCAAAAGCAAACTGACCAAAGGCATAAGTTACAATATAATCAATGAACTGTTGATTCTGTACTTTATTGTATAAATCTTCAGGTCGCAATCCTTTATAAAGCAACGTCCTGTTTGGAGAAGACAATGTTCCTCTGCTTTTTTCAAATATGTATTTATTCACAGAATCTCGTTCGGATATTGACTCTCCTGACTGGCCTCCTGCATTGAAGAAAGCATCATGATAAGCTCCCCAGCTACATTCTCCAATTTTTCCACAAGTATCTAATGAGTATTCATTTGCTTCTCGTTCTTTATTTTCATACACAACAGCTTGGTTTAAATCAGTTGGGTTAAGATAGGCGTGCCCCAAAACACAATGACCTGTTTCATGGCCAATGACAAAATAATAGAAACTGTCTTTATATATGTCATGTGAAGCAGAGATGTTATATTTTAAACCCGTAAATATAGTCCCCATACCTGCTGCTGTAGTGTTTTTATACCCATCAATATAGATAACTGGACGAACTTTCGTCTTATAGTCATATACGCTTGTAAATTGTCCATAAGAAAGCCCGTTGACCTCCATAATGCGTTTTTGAATATAAAGAATCCCGTCACTTGCTTGCGCTTGTTTTGCATTCTTATTTGTTGAATAAGGACTGTTTTCAATTTTGTCTTGAATTGCCGCATTAACCTGTCTTTCTAACTCAGCAACAGACGAAGGGGGGTTCATATACTTTAAATATATACTTTCTCGAATCTCGGCGCTTGCAACATTATCTGTTACATTAACACCACAAAAAACGCTTGCAATAGACAGCGCCATTGCAACTTTTTTAACTGAACTTTTTACCATTGTAATTACCTCTTTCTTTTTTTCGTTTTTAAAACAATTTATATCGAAATTTTATTTATTTCGAGCTTTCTTTTAATAAGTATACTTCCGAATTAAATTTTGTGCAGAAAAATCGTGCTGTAACTTATTTCGTTCCCAAAACGAAAGCAAAATCCTTTTTACTTTAATAACATATGCTGTATCCGTTATAATTACTCATAATGGTTTTTATGCCTTAAAGCAAAAAACTAAGTTCGGTATCATATCTTTAAAGGGGAGGTGTGTTCTGTTTTTACTGATAGTAAAAGCAGAAGGTTTTATGTTTTGTAAAAAGAAATCAAAAAAGAAAGCACAGCTAGTCGCCGCCGTATGCTGTGCTACCATGATGGCAGCAACGTTGCCTTGGAACGTCGTTTATGTTGAAGGTTCGTCGCAAAACAACCTAGATGGCGATTATGATGATGAGGATGCAATCTCAGCGCAAGAGCGCAGAGAATTAGAAGCACGCGGACAGGATGTCGCTGATTCATTCCATGCACATTGGCGTCAGCAAGCAAATGAAGAAGCCAGCGAAGCTGTTAGAAACCGAGTGGGTACAAATGGCTTTTAGAATGGTTTTGATCATACGGCCTATGGCAGTACGGGTGAACTCATCAGTTAGATTAATGCTCTGGCTTGACTGGGCACAAACCTCGACATTTACTACACAAGCAGAAAGAGCTGGGTTTCCTGCTTCGGATGCATCAATCATAGCAATTATATTTGCATCTTGCGATAAAAGATGCGAATATAGAAATTGCATCTGGATCAGTGTGGAATTTGCTGCAATTAGGGTTGTCATTCACATAAATAGTATAACATACGTGAAAACAAATATCTATAAAAATTGAGGAGGTTTCCATGAACCTATTCAGCAAACTCTTCCGTTCGCGGGACAAGCCCAGAGATCATCTTGGAGGCTTGTCCTTTTTGTTCGGGCAGACGGCGGCGGGTAAGGCGGTCAATGAGCGCACTGCCATGCAGACGACAGCAGTCTACGCATGTGTGCGCATCCTCGCCGAATCCATCGCGTGTCTACCGCTTGCTATCTATCGTCGTTCGGAAACTGGCAAAGAAATCGCATACGAGCATCCGCTGTATTTCCTGCTCCACGATGCGCCGAATCCTGAGATGACGAGTTTCATTTTGCGCGAAACACTCATGGCTCATCTCCTCCTGTGGGGGAATGCCTACGCACAAATTTTGCGGGATGGCAGGGGGCGTGTTCTCGGACTTTATCCGCTGCTCCCGGATAAGATGGAAGTCAGCCGCGACAGCCGCACGGGTGAACTTTACTACACCTACACGAGAAGCACGGAGGAGAATCCGAATTTTGCGGACAAGGGGCAGATTCGTTTGCGGCGTGAGGATGTGCTCCATATCCCCGGTCTCGGCTTCGACGGTCTTGTCGGCTACAGTCCCATCGCTATGGCGAAGAACGCCATCGGCATCGCACTTGCTACGGAGGAATACGGAGCGGCATTCTTCAAGAACGGTGCGCGTCCGGGCGGCGTTCTTGAACATCCGGGAGTCCTTAAAGATCCATCGAAGCTCCGTGAAAGCTGGCACGCCGTTTACGGCGGTACGATGAATACGGGCAGGATTGCCGTTCTTGAAGAGGGAGTCAAGTATCAGCAGATTGCCATACCGCCAGAAGAAGCGCAGTTCCTTGAAACACGAAAGTTCCAGATTGACGAGATTGCGCGGCTCTATCGCGTGCCGCCGCACATGATCGGCGACTTAGAGAAATCCAGTTTCTCAAATATCGAGCAGCAGTCGCTTGAGTTCGTCAAATACACTTTGAATCCGTGGGTGGTTCGTTGGGAGCAGTCGCTTCAAAAGGCATTGCTGACGGACAAGGAGCGGAAGGACTACTTCATTCGCTTCAACGTGGACGGGTTGTTGCGAGGGGATTACAAGAGCCGTATGGAGGGCTATGCCATCGGGCGACAGAACGGATGGCTCTCCGCGAACGACATCCGCAGTCTTGAGGACATGAACCCGATTGAATCTACCGAGGGCGGCGATGTGTATCTTATCAACGGGAACATGACAAAACTGAGGGACGCAGGTTTATTCGCCAACAAGAAAGGAGAGGGCGATGAAACGTAAATTTTGGAACTGGGTACGGAACGAGGGAGAGAAGCGTGTCTTGCTTCTGGACGGTGAAATCTCAGACGAGACGTGGTGGGGCGATGAGGTCACACCTCAGATGTTTCGTTCTGAACTGAATGCCGTCGAGGGAGATATTGACCTCTGGATCAACTCGCCGGGCGGGGACTGCTATGCGGCGGCGCAGATCTACAATATGCTCATGGAGTATAAGGGGAACGTCAATGTCAAGATTGACGGGATTGCCGCTTCCGCCGCATCCGTCGTCGCAATGGCAGGAACGACCGTTGAGATGTCACCCGTGGCTACCATTATGATCCACAATCCCATGACCGTCTCCATCGGGGATACACATGAGATGGAGCGGACGATCACGTTTCTTGCCGAAATCAAAGAGAGCATCATCAACGCCTATGAACTCAAGACGGGGCTGTCCCGTGCGAAGATTTCACGTCTCATGGATGCCGAGACATGGATGAACGCAAAGAAAGCGGTGGAGCTTGGATTTGCGGATTCCGTTCTCTATACGGACGTTCAGCGTCCTGTGACCGAAGTGGCAGACGGGCTGATCTTCTCCCGTGCCGCCGTCACGAACTCTCTGCTCTCGAAATTCGGGCAGGGAACACACAATGTCGATGCAGAGCCGTTTAAGAAGCGGCTCTTTTCTATTTCACATTAAGGAACTAATGGAGGGACAAGAACATGGATAAGATCATGGCAATGCGCGAGAAGCGTGCGGAAATGTGGGAACAGGCAAAGCAGTTTCTGGATTCTCACGAAAAGGACGGGCATCTCACAGCCGAAGATGCCAAAGCATACGAGCAAATGGAGAATGAGGTGCTTGCGCTCGGCAAGGACATCGAGCGCATGGAGCGTCAGGCGATTCTCGATGCGCAGCTTGCAAAGCCCGTGACGGCGGCAATCACCAACATTCCGGGGGCTGTGCTCAACGCGGAAAAGACGGGACGTGCAAGCGAGGCATACCATGCAGCAATGCTGAAGGCACTGCGTACGAACTTCCGTCAGGTGGAGAACGTCCTGCAGGAAGGTGTGGATGCAAACGGCGGCTATCTCGTACCCGAAGAGTACGATCAGCGTCTGATCGACGTTCTGGATGAAGAGAACGTCCTGCGCCCGCTTGCGACGGTAATCACCACAAGCGGGGAGCACAAGATCAATATCGCCGCCACAAAACCTGCGGCATCGTGGATTGAGGAAGGCGCGCCGCTCACCTTCGGGGACGCGACTTTTGCCCAGATCGTTCTCGACGCGCACAAGCTCCATGTCGCAGTCAAGGTGACGGAGGAACTGCTCTATGACAACGCCTTCAAGCTTGAGAACTACCTCATTGAGCAGTTCGGCAAGGCACTCGGCAACGCAGAGGAGGATGCTTTCCTGAACGGCGACGGGACGCACAAGCCGAAGGGACTTCTTTCCTCGGCGAAGACATCCGTCACCACGACAGCGGCAGGCCGCGGGGCGGACGAGCTCGTGACGCTCGTCTACAGCCTCAAGCGTCCCTACCGCAAGAATGCGGCGTTCATCGTCAACGACCAGACACTTGCAAGCATCCGAAAGCTCAAGGATGCCAACGGTGCCTATTTCTGGCAGCCGTCGTATCAGATGGGCGAACCCGATCGTCTGCTCGGCTATCCCGTCTATTCCTCGGCGTATATGCCTGCTATTGCAGCAGGCAAGACCGTCATCGCATTCGGTGACTACTCCTACTACAACATCGGGGATCGCGGCACGCGCTCTCTGCAGGAACTCAAGGAACTCTTCGCGGGCAACGGTATGATCGGCTATGTCATGAAGGAGCGTGTGGACGGCAAACTCGTCCTCGAGGAAGCTGTGCAGACGCTCAAGATGAAGGGTTGATGTATGTTTTGCGGCAGAGAGGGGAGGTGGTTCTATGCTTGTGCCGCTTGCAGCAGTGAAACAATATCTGCGCGTAGATACCGACGATGAGGATGACCTTCTCACGTACTTTGCGGAAACGGCAGAACAGATTTGTACGGCACTTCTGCGCGTGAAGAAGCTGTCCAAGGTCGAAGATCAGGCGATTGTGCGCGTTGCAATCCTCTATGCCGTCTCCTATCTCTATGAACACAGAGAGGAAGCGGATCACAGAGGGCTTGCGCTGACGCTTCGCTCGCTCCTCTTTGGTGTGCGGAAGGAGGTCTTTTAGATGAAGGTGTCTATGAGCGAATTGCGTCATCGGATTTCCATCCTGCGTCCCGTCACAGATACGGACGATGAGGGGAATATCCTCGTGCAAACAACACAAGAAGTCGGTAAAGGGTGGGCGCTTGTTCTTCCGTTTGCGGCAAAAATCTCGGACGGATATGCGGAGAAGGTGCAGGAGGTGGATTACCGCATCGTCATTCGTTACCGTGCGGATGTGCGCGTGACGGATCGTATCCGTTGGGGAGATAAAACGCTCACACCCATTGCGCCGCCCTATCTGCTTGGCGGGAAGAAGCGATGGCTCGTGATGGAATGCAGGGAGTTGGTGGAAGATGGCTAGATATAGAGGTTTCGTCTCTGCCGAGAAGATTCTATCGGAACTCGGCGCGG